GCATCGGATAGATCGGCCAGGGTAAACTTGGCCCTGGTAAGGTCGGCCCCGGTAAGGTCGGCCCCGGTTAGATCAACCCCGGTAAGGTCGGCCCTGGTAAGGTCGGCCCCGGTAAGGTCGGCATCGATAAGAATGGCCCTGGTAAGGTCGGCCCTGATAAACTTGGCCCCGGTAAGGTCGGCATCGGATAGATCGGCCAGGGTAAACTTGGCCCCGGTAAGGTCGGCCCCGGTCAGATCAACCCCGGTAAGGTTGGCCCTTTCTCCGTCGTCTTCCCCCCTTATCCAAAGTGTGTGTTTCTCTATGATTTCTTTTAATTCCTCTTGACTCATTTTCATAATTAAATCCTTTCACGCCCCGGCGTACCGGGGCTTTGAGGTTATTTGTTTAAAACTTGGTTCCGGTAAGGTCGGCCCTTTCTCCGTCGTCTTCCCCCCTTATCCAAAGGACATGCTTCTGCAGGATTTCTTTTAATTCCTCTTGACTCATTTTCATTTTATTAAATCCTTTCACGCCCCGGCGTACCGGGGCTTTGAGGTTATTTGGATATGATCCGATGGGCAAACCGGTAATTATCCGCCTCGTGGTGGCGATTGGACAAATTAGCAAGCGCCTCGTCTGCGGATAGCTCGCTATCGTAATAGCGGGTACGGGCCACGATCTTTTTATTTTCCATCCGATCCAGCAATTGCCCTTGGTATTTCATGATTTTCTCCTTTACCTTTACCTTTTGGCCGCCTTGGCCGTTGCGGTGAGCTTTATCCCCTCACCTTGATTAATAATATACGCCGCCCGGAATACGCTGTCAAGCATAAAATCAAGGAAAACCTCTTTTTTTTAAAATATCGACGCTGTCAAGCCTGAGGATTCAGGCATATCGCATTAAATTTATTAAGGAATAACCAATTTTGATAACGCGGTAAAAACCCACTTGCTGATTATGCCGCCATTTGGGCGAAAATTCGCGGGCAAGGCGGTTTTTGCCGTGGATAAAATGTGATGTGGCTTGTGGCCACCGAAAAAAGCTCTTTGAAAATCAAAAACGCGATAAAAAACCAAAAAAAGTTGGAATTGGGGCATGGGCCGCCCTTTTTGCGGGCTTTTTGGACGCGGGTAGCCCTTAGGATGTTTATTCCTGTGGCTTTCAGAAGTATTGCCAGGCAGACCGCCCGATACCCACGGTACCGCAGCTGCTTGGCCCCGGTTCGCCGGTCGAACTCGCTCATGGTGGCCTCCACCCCGGCCCGCCACCAGTAGCGGTCTTTGAACTCATCGGTTTTTTCGTGGATCCGGCGTCTCACAACCCGTAATTCTTTTTTTGTGTAACGGAGGTAGGAAAATTTTTTTCCAAGCTTCACAGAGCAATTTTCCTTAAACTCGCAGGCCTCACATGTTTCACGGCAAAAACTGACGGAATAGCGTTTACCCAGGCGCTTTTTAAGCGGCTTTTGGCCCCTGGGGCAGGCTGCGGCATAGCCTTTTTCGTCAAAAATAAATTGGGAAGGACCTTTGATTTTTTTGTCCTTGCCCATGGCAGGAGCCACAACGTCAACATCTTTTTCAGCCGCGTTTTTAACATTTTTATCACTGCCATAAAGGGAATCAGCTAAAAGCTCTTTGGGGGCAAGGCCCTGTTCTTCTGCTGAATCAATGGCGGGAACAAGGGCATTTGAGTCGTGGTCGGAAGCTTTCTCAACAGCAACGTGAGTAATAATATTAAGGGTTTCCGCCTTTTCCTCTTTGTCGTCTGTATCAGTGAAGGTTTCCATGACCTGGGCCTGGTAGCCCTGGCCTTTGTGGCCGGAATAACCAGCGTCCGCATCTGAAGGATTTTGCATTGCTCTTCAAGCACCCGTTCAAGGAGTTTGTAGCTATACATATCAGTAATTTTTTTATTGTCTTTAAAACAGCCGATTATAGCGGCAAAAGTTTCTTTTACACTATGGCTGTCAGAGACATCACAGGCAAAAATATGCACAGGCCTTTGTTTCGGCGGGCTTATAACCAAAAAGGACCTGGCCAGGTTCGGGCCAGTGCCCTGATTCGGAGGATGGGTTGAAAATCATTATTGTTGGGGCCGGCGAGGTGGGGTTTCATATTGCAAGCCGCCTTGCCATGGAAAACAAGGATGTTGTGGTCATTGACAGGAAGGGGCACATTTGACAGGTAATTTTACTTATGGTATTTTGTGCGGAGTTAAAACTATAATAGGAGGACACTTATGCCAGCCAAAGCAGTAAAACGCTTAAACGGCAACACAGACAATATCCTGACAATGATCGCAAACGGCTATAGCTTGCGAAAAGCCTGTAAAGCCCATGGGTTAACAGCAGCTGCATTTTTGTACTGGTGCCAAAAAGACAAAAATCTTGCTAACCAGTACTCCCGTGCGCGTGATGTCCAGGCCGATATCCACGCCGACGAAGTGGTTGAAATTGCTGACAAAGAGGATAACCCGCACAAGGCCCGAGTAAGGATTGACGCCCGTAAATGGGCCTGTGCCGTCCAGGCGCCGAGAAAATACAGTGAAAAAGGGTCACAGGTTGTAAATATCATCACGCCCGAGAGTAATATCAGGGCGTTAATGGCAGGGATTCAGGACAGGGAGCAGGCTATTCCTGTGCTCCCACTTGAGGACCTTGAGGACGCCGACGAAGTGTCATGATAAAACCCTGATGTTTTTGGTACCTGCTATTTACCTGTCACTTTGTAAGCCTTTGATATAGCTTACGATAATCACAAGGTCCGCTAATACACATTATGTAAACTTTTAGCTTATCTGTAATCGTTTCAATGGGTTGCTATCCTTTATGGTAGTAGCAGGCCTGTTGATACTAAGTAGACACTGGTATTATGTGGGCTGGCCAGGTTGGCTGTGACCTCCGGGGTCTCGTCCTTCCATCCATCCACTCACATCACCCCAGGAAAACGCCTGTCGAAGAGAAATAAATGGAAAATCCGGCCTGACAAAAAAGGGGGGTGGGGTCGAGGGGGGGGCGGGGTCCAGGAGATGTCTATTATATTATATTGGGTCCCATACTTGCCCGGTCTTTTTTTAAGCGGCGGTATTTTTTTATATTGCGTGGTATTTGTTTTGACGTGGGCTTATTTTTTTAGTAGGTATTTTTATTAACACCATCGGAATTGGCCCGATTCTGCTTAATCCAGCCCTCCGCGAGCGAAAGAGCAGGCTGGACGGAAGCGATAAAGGCGGCTACCTTTTCAGGTTTTTGATTCGTTGAGACTCTGCGCGGCGGTTTTTTTTGCTGTTCTTGGCGAAGGATTAAGCGGGGCGCTGTACCAGGGCGTAAAGCTGGTTATTTTAGGCAGGCTTCCGGTCTGTGCCGCTATAAACGATGAGTTTGGATAGAATCTTGCGGAAATTGTTTTAGACAAGGTTTTAACGGGCGTTTTTTATTTTGTTTTTGTTGGCATTTTTTTATTTTGTTAAAGAAGAATAAAGGCGGTGGTTTAGGGCGAGTTTTGCCTTTCAGAAAGTGGCATATTTATATTTTTATTATTTTTTCAATCCCCCTATATTTTGTGTAAGAAAATTAACCACTACAAATAATCTTGACAAGCCATAAGTTTTTCTGTTATCTGTTGAGTAAGTAATTTTACCTATAGTTACTTACAGAGGTACTTATGGTGTTGTAAGATAAATTATTTGGGCATTCGTTTCCGGCATGGTTCGCGGCCTGAGCCGGGTTGCTGGGAAGGGCAGTATGGGGCCATACCTCCATGCTGCCCTTTTTATTTTGTGGATTATGAATAACAAGGAGTTGAATTTTATGGAAAGTCCTATGAGCGCTACTGGCGAAAATAAAAGAAAGAAGTTGGGGACAATCAGGATAGATGCATACAGCGATGACAGCATTGAGCTTTCCGGCATCCCTAATAACTTTAATGAGGCTTTTCGTGTATTGCAGGATGCTCAGAAGAAGGTTTGCGAATATTTTTTACAGGCGGCGTTTAATGGTGGTGCTAAGCCTGTTGTATCCAATCGGCTGATTGAGGTTCCTGGCATGGATATTTCCAATATCCCTAATTTATTAAAAAAACATTAAATCGTGGAGGGTGATTCGATGAAACGAGGAATTTTATTTTTCTTGGTTAGTTTTTTAGCTTTTAGCGGGGTTGCTTTTGCCAGGGCCGAGAAGTCAATTGATACGCTTTTGGTGGATACGGTGGAAAGCATGTATCCGTCGGATTCGGTTACGATGACCGGTCCTTTTGGACCAACGTATGTTTCTGAGGGTGCGACTGAAGACGCTTATGAAACAACGTTGACGTTTGAAGACCCGACAGCGGATTTAACGGTCACTCTCCCAAATTCCAGCGCTGCCGGATATACGGCGACGGTAGCGTTGTCAGTTGGCAATCCTGGTGATCTGTCTGAGACGACCGCGACGAATGCAACGGCTTACTCTTATACTTTCACCACAAGGGCAGGGGCTCTTGACGTTGGAGATGCCTTGCGAATTACCTTTGCCGGGATAAAAACTGGGGCAAACGCGGCTGGTGAAATTTTACTTATGGCGGGTGTGTCTGGAGCAATGGCAGAGGCGGCAGCGCTTACTATAGTCATTGGGGATAATCAGTTTTCAGGACAATTTTTTCTAACGCCTACCACGACAACCGGAGGGGCGGCAGAAACCTTGATAGGTGGGTTTGTCCAGGGAGATACGACCGCAGGTGCAACCGGCGACGCTTGTGCGGCTACTTACACAACCAAGGATTTTACATCGGAAGCCGTTGCTATTTCCCTTGGAATCGTGAGCGCTAATGGTAGTGATGTCGTCAAAATCACAACGGAAATTGTCGAGCAGATATAAATTACAAATTGCTGTTTTTTATGTGATTGCCAAGCAAAATTAGCGGGGCTATTTTGAGTAATAAAGAACACATAGCATGGGCAGACATTTCAGAAGAGGATCGGATAGCAATAGTTTCGCGTTGCTTCTATGATTATGAATTTTATGCCCATCATTGCCTTAAAATAGTTTCCAAAACTGGCGAACTCATTGATTTTGTGTTCAATGATTTCCAGAAATTTGTGCATAAAAGGCTCAATGATCAACTGAGGCTACAGTTATATGTTAGGGCGCTTATTTTGAAGCCGCGTCAGTTGGGGAGTTCCACTTATGTCGAGGGACGTTTTTATCACCACACGACATTGCAGCCAGGAAAAAGATGCTTGATTGTGACTCATGATGACCGGGCCACCAGGAATCTTTTTAAAATGACGAAGACGTTTCACGACCATAATCGTCCTGAGTTCAAGGTAAAAACGAAGGCTTCCAATGCCATAGAGCTTGTCTTCGATAACGAGAAGGGCACCGGGCTTAAAAGTTCGTTTGTTGTCCAGACGGCAGCAAGCAAGGGTGGCCGTGGCGAGACAACGCATTACAGCCATTTTTCGGAAGCAGCATATTATGGCGAAAAGGCCATGTCTACAATTGGCGGGGCCAAGGAATCAATGCCTTCTGAATATCCTGGTATTATTGGGACTGAGGAAATATGGGAGACTACCGCTAACGGGGTTGGTGAGCCCTTCAATAAAAAGTGGAAAGAAGTTCGCAGGGCTGAAGCTGAAGGCATCCCGACAGATTATATCTGCATATTTTTCCCATGGTTTCATTACGAGCCGTATTCACGCCCAATAACAGAGTTTGAAGTAAAGCATATTGCCGAGACATTAACTAAAGAAGAGAAGTGGCTTATACGACAGGAGGTTCCATGGGGCGGCAATGTTTCTTATGAGCAAGTGTCGTGGCGCAGATGGAAAATAAGCAGCCTTGAGCCACCAGCGGGAATGACGAAAGAGGACTTTTTTAAACAAGAATATCCTGCGACAGAGGATGAGGCCTTTATTTTCAGTGGAGGTTCAGTTTTTCCTTCTGGGTATATTAAGGCTGCTAAAGAAGAGATATTCGACCCTGAATATATTGGTGATCTTGAATTTAGCACCGGCAAGTTTATTGAAAAGCGTGGTGGCAGGCTCAAGGTCTGGAAAAAGCCAATGCGTGGCGTGAGCTATGTTATTGGAGCAGATGTGGCAGAGGGTATTGGCGGCGGGGATTACAGTTGCGCGGATGTTTTAAAAATCCCTGGAGGTGAGCAGGTTGCGCAATGGCATGGTCATATTGCCCCCGATTTGTTTGGCAAAATACTTTATCATCTTGGAAAATTTTATGGTGTGTTGCGATTGCCCCTTGTTGGTGTAGAGGTTAATAACCATGGGCATACGGTCATTAATATTTTACAGCAATTACGGTATCCTTTTTTATATCAACGGGATGCTGTTGATGGTAATAGCGGGGCAAAGGTTAAAAAATACGGTTTTTTAAGTAGCAGAAGCACGAAGCCATATATTATTGATTTATTGGCGGCTGATTTCAGGGAAGGTCGTACAAACATTTTCAGCGAAGAAACGTTGGATGAATGCCATACCTATTCTGTTATGGAAAATGGTTCATTTGAGGCTTCACCTGGCTGTTTTGATGACAGGGTTATGAGCAGAGCTATTGCAGGTTTGATGCTTCTACAAAACCCGGTGGTCGTCAGGGGCCGCTCAAAGCGTGATATTGACGGATATAAGGTGGTTGAATATAATGTCTGAAATTATTCAGATTGAAAAAAATGAGATTCTCCCAGAGCAAGATGCAATTGCTGGCGGTATTGTCGAATTTGAAGATATGGATAAGCTTGCGGCAAACCTTCATTCAAAATTTTCCAGATGGAAGGAAGATCGTCAACAGATTGAGGATGAATGGCTGACATGTTTAAGGGCGTATAGCCGTAGTGATGACGAGATTGTAACCGAGCAGCCCCCAACTATACGCAATGATGACAATGCATGGAAAACAAGCACCGCCTATTTAGGCATGACCACGACTAAGGTAACGGCGGCATATTCCCGGCTTGTTGAGTTGGAATTTCCTGGCGGTCGTACAAAAAATTGGAGTATTAAGCCGACACCGGAGCCTGATCTTATTTTGCCTCCTGGGGTGAAGTTACCTTCTGAAATTGCGCAACGACTGGAAATGGTTAGAGGGACTCCGCAATATGCAAAAATAATGGATAAAATTATTACTGCGGTTTCGGTTAAGCGCTGCGCCAGGATGAGCCGTAAGATTGAGGATCAGTTAGAGGAATCTGGTTATGATATTGCCTATCGTGAAAGCGCCCTTGAAAGCACTATCATTGGCAGTGGAGCCATGAAAGGCCCTGTTATTGGCGTAAAGACAAAAAAGGCATGGCGGGTTGAAGGCTCTGAGAATGGAGCTGGTGCGACATGGGTTGAGTCTGTTGAAGAAATAACTGTCCCAATGATATCGGCTGTTTCCTGTTTTGATCTTTTCCCTGATCCTGACGCTGTTTCTGTTGGGGATTGCATTGGTATTTTTGAGCGTCATCTTTTTAACAGAAGCCAGTTACGGCAACTTGGGGATTATGAAAGCTTTGATGATGAAAAAATCGCTGATATTATAGCAACTAATCCAAGTGGTAAATATACAAGGACTGCGACTGACGAAGCTTTAAAAAATATTACCAAGACTGAAAATAGGAGCGCAGAAAGATACGAAGTTCTTGAATATCACGGTGTTATAGACCGCCAGGAGCTTGAATCGGCAGGGATTGAAGTTGATGAAAAAAGCGAACAGGAAGAGTTTCTTGCAGAAATATGGGTTTGTGATGGGAAGGTTATCAAGGGTATAGTCAGTGATGTCGATTATCTTCCTTATATGATTGTCCCATATGAAAAAATGCCGCATCGTTTATGGGGTGTTGGGATTCCATGGATGATGAAGGATTTGCAGGCGATTTTAAATGATGCTGTCAGGACAATGGCTGACAACATGGATAAGGCGAGTGGCCCGGTTTTAGAGATAAATGCCGATATGCTCGATGCCACAAAGCCTCTTTCACAGCAATTAGGCCCGTGGCGAATGTTTGCAAGAACTGGAGGTGATCCAAGCACCCCTCTTTTAAGGGCTTATCAGGTTCCCACTATAATAAATGAATGTTTGGCCGTAATAAATTTGTGCCGCACATTTATTGATGATGCAACGAGTCTTCCATCATATACCCACGGCGAGGGGATGCCGGGCGGTTCCGGCGTAACACGAACAGCAAGCGGCATGTCAATGTTGATGGGGCTGCTAATATTGTTTTAAAAAGTGTGGTTAAAAATGGTGACGATTATCTTAGACGCCCTTTAATTACAAGGCTTTACGCTTTTAATATGCACTGGTCAGAAGACGAACACATCAAAGGCGACATGCTTGTGGAGGCCAGGGGTGTTTCAAGTTTGGTTGCTAAAGAAGTCAGGGCGCAGAATGCTCTTGGCTTTTTACAGGCAACTGCAAACCAATATGATCTCCCACGAACCAAGCGGTCGAATCTTTTACGCATTGTGGCTACGAATATGGATTTTGACCCTGACGAGGCTATTAAGACCGACGAGGAATTTAAGGCAGAGCAGGACGCAAGGCAACAAGACCCGATGGGGCAGGCGCAACTTAAAAGCATTATGGCTCAGGTTGCGGAAGCACAGAGCCGGGTACAGCTTAACATGGCAAAGTCGCAAGAGATGTTATCCGATACCGGGATGTCAGAGCAGGAACGCAATCTACAGATGGAAAAAGCATATGCTGAAATAATGAAAGATAAAGCCGCCATTGAAAAAGATGTTGCAAAAGCCACAGAGCTAAAAGCGTCTGCAATGGCTAAAGCGGCTGGTGTGGGTCAGGGGGCAGAGCGTCTTGCTATTGACGGCATGATTGCCGGTAGCGAAGCGCTTAATAAGAAGTTTGATAATTATATGAAGGCTTTGGAGTTTAATAAACGTGGCAATCAACCTGGACAGTGATACGGCTGAAGCAATTCTTTTTCTTGCGACTGACCATCCATCGGTTTGGGGCAAGGTGGAAGACTTTTTTCAAAAGAAGGCAGCAAAGGCTATTAGTAACGCGAACAATTCTTATAAAGACCCAATTTACCAGAATCGTGAACTTGCAAAATGGGAAATATTGAACGATTTGGCAAACATATATGAATTGGCTGAAAAGGTGAAATAGTATGGCCATGGTTGAGGCAGAAGATTTTTTAAATATTGTTTCCAGTGTTACCAGACAGGAGATAGAGCCTTTTGCCAGGCGTATTTTAAAAGAACCTGGCAAGGCGTTTAAACTAACGATTTCCGCAAAGCAGGGCAAAATAACCGGCTACTGCATTGAGGAACACGGGAAACACCGTCAATAAAATATAAGAAGTTAGGTACCCTTTACATGAGGCCCTTATAGCGTTCGCGGTATTGGGCCTTTTTTATTTGGCAGGATTTGCCGTAAGGCCCCTGCAAAAACAATTTAACTGACCGGCTTCAAGGCGGACTCGGCGCAAATAATGAAGCCCCCGCAAAGCTGGCAGAAAAGGAGCATGGACATGGCAGACCATCAACGCCACCCGGGAGAGGGACAGACTTACGAAGAAATGGATAAGGCCCTTGATGAAGAGCTTATGGGTCTTAACACGCCAGAAGGCGAAGATGAACCGGCCCCCGACGATCCCCCGGAAGAGGACCTTCCGGACTCGGAACAAGAGGACTCGCCAGAGCCAGAGGCTGACCCTGATTCGGAAGTTGAAGACCCAGAGCCAGAGGCTGACCCTGAGCCAGAGAAACAAAATCAGGAAATGCAGGATTTGCAAAGGGAGTTGGAAACATCGGGGCAGAGGGTAAGGGATGGGCAAAGGAAAATTTCGGAACAGGGGGCACAAATATCCACCTTAATGGGTGAGGTAAGTGCGCTTAAGGCTGTTTTTGCCAAGCAGCAAGCCCCTGAAAAAGAAATACCTTCTAAGCCAAAAACGCCGAAAGAAGTACTTGAATTACAGGAAGAGTACCCTGAAATTGCAAGCGGTGTCCAGGCCATGCTCAATCCTATTGCTGAAGAAAACGCACGACTTCAGGCGAGGCTCGGTGAGGTTAACAATAAAACGACAAAAATGTCTGTCTTTGCCGACGCATTGGCTAGAAATCAGGCAATAAGCGCTTTATTGGAGGTCCATCCAGATGCCGTTAAACTGGCTGCAACAAACGATTTCCAAGAATGGATAGGGCATCACCCACTTGGGAACGTATATCAGCAGGCAGTTTTTACTGATGAAGGTATCATGGAAACAAATCGTGCTGCCCACATTCTTTCAGAGTTTAAAAACGCAAGAGGTGGTGACGAGTCTGCCCCCCAAACGCCCCTTGTAAACAAGGCCAAGAAAATAGCGAATCCGCCGCCAAAGAATAAGGCGCGTGATCCTAACTACACACCAAAAAATAAGAGACCGTTATTTACAATGGCGGATATTAACAAAATGAGCGATGTGGATTTTGCCAAGAACGAGGCACAAATCGACAAAGCCATGATTGAAGGCCTTATCCGATATTAGTGAATGTACGGCCTCAATATAGGAGGTCTTAAAATGGGAAGACGTGTATCAGTTGCAGCCGGATATGGGAATATGCCAAACGGGTATTTTATCCCCGAAATCTGGGCAAAAAAATTATACACAAAGTTTTATGCCAGTACGTGCATAGATAATATCCTCAACCACGATTATGAAGGGGAGATTAAAAAGCAGGGCGCAACGGTTGAGATCCGTCATCGCCCCACGGTAACCATCAATGACGCCACTGTCGGCGGTACCATCAGCTATCAGGAGCTTTACGATGAACACACACAGCTGCTAATTGATAAGGCCAAATATTGGGCTATTACTGATGATGATATTGACGCGCATCAGTCTGATATTGATTTTGTCAATGAAGCGACCCTTGATGCTGCAGAGCAGATGAAAATTGCCGTGGAGAAGGATGTTTTCGGCACAATTTACGCTCAGGCCCATTCTGACAATAACATGTCAAGCACTGCTATCACCAAGACCACTGTGCTGGACTGGATTGTTGACGCAGGGGTTCTGCTTGATGATCAAGAGGTTCCTGTTGAGGGCCGGTGGATGGTTCTTCCTCCCTGGATTTGCGGCATGATCCGTAAGTCTGACCTTCAGGACGCATCTCTCGCAGGGGATGCAACCTCCATCCTCCGCAAGGGGCATGTTGGTATGATTTCCGATTTCCATATTTACAAAAGCACTAATCTTTCCGACAACGGTACAACGTGGCGCTGTATTGCAGGGCATCCCTCTTTTTGCACCTTTGCCAGCCAGTTTGTAAAAACTAGGCTTGGTATCGTGTTGCAGGACAAATTCGCCGAAGGGCACCGTGGCATGAAGGTTTATGGATACAAAGTGGCTTTGAGTTCTGCTGGCGTTTATATGCCTGCCACCAAGTCATAAACCGGGTATTGACAGATAATCGGGAGTTTTTGGCTCCCAACCAAATAAAGGAGATTTGTTATGGCTGATTGGACAAAAGGAGGCACAACCGGCTTTTCTGATAGCGGCGGTTATGCACTTGGTGCGCTGCGGTACACCTATAAATTCGGTGATCAGGGTGTAATGACAAGCGGGATAACTTATAATATTATCAATATCCCTGCTGGTTTTATCGCCCTATTTTGTACTTGCCAGATTATCACAGCAGTTGACAATGCGGCAGCAACCGGAGCCATTACTGCGATAATAGGTGATGGCGACGACGACAACGGATGGATTGAGTCTTTTGATTTGACCGCCGCCGCCGTGCATTTAAGCGATGGGGAATATGCCCAAAATACGGCCAATGATGTTGTGGTGGTGCCTAAACATTATTCCAGTGCCGATACTCTTGATCTTGTTTATACGGCAGATGTCGCCGTCGTTGCTGGCAAGTTCAACGTGTTCCTTTTCGGTGCAATGGCAGGGACAATTTAGCGTAAATTACTTCCGGGGCGGCATTGTCCGCCCCGGATTTTAAAGGAGCCAGAAATGGACGAAGGGAAAACACTTGAACCTGATCTTATCCCGGTCAATCAGTCTGATATTACGGAGCTTGCCAAAGCCAATAAAAACAGGCTTGGCAAGTATTGTGCTGACCATTTTGGTAAGACTTTTCCGGTGGACAAAACCATCCCATGCCGGAAGATGCGTGAAGATGTCGTTGCAGAAATTCAGCGCAGGTTGCACCATGAAAAGGTTGTGAAAAGCAGCAAGCGGCGTGATGGCGAGACAGAGCCAGGTTTGCAAGCTGAAAATTCAAAAAGAGATATTTTGCTTAGAGATTTTACAAACGGCAAAAAAAGAACAGCAAAATTATTGCTCGATGCCAACAAAAACCCCAGGTTTTTACGAAGCAAGATTAACGGAATGGTTTTTGAAGCAACAGGACACATGCTTCAATCCATAAAAAAGGGTGATTTTATCCCGTGCGATGAAGACGGGCGGGATATAGACCTGGAGGTCTTGAGGAATGTCAACCGACCTTAGAGAGTTCCGCGAAATTGTATCTGATGACATTGCCGCAGGCGGCGACCATGGGGCTATCGACCAGTCAATTATCAGAGCCATTAGGCAATTTTGTGCAGAGACGCTTATGTGGACTGAAAAAATTACCATAAGCGCTGTAGCAGACCAGGCGGATTACACAATTTCTTTAACAAGTGGGGAGGCTGTACTTTGTAATCTGGTTGAATTTGACGAAAGGTCTTTGTTGCCAGTTACCGCCATTTGGTGCAATCAGAATCTTTGTAATGATTGGCGCGGTGAAACAGCTTCCACACCACAATATTATATTTTAAATAATGCAAGGACAAGCCTTAAAATGGTTTATGCCCCCGATGCCGCTAAGACGGATGGCATTGTGGCTTATGTGACATTAAAACCGAAGTTTGATGACACAACGGTAGAGGATTTTATCTTTACCGACCACCTTGACACAATTGTTTTCGGGGCGAAATCAATTTTATTCGGAAAACTTGAAAAAGACTATGGCAATGAAGAACTTTCCGACAGGTATGAACGGAAATTCAAGAATGCAATTGGTATAGCGAAAGCCATGTGGATCAATTCTCAAAGGAGTTCGGCCACATGGCAGGGAAGGGGCTTTGGCAATGGTGTTAACTGGTCGATTTTTTAAAATAGTGCTGCTCGTGACAACGCTACTGTTTTTATGTTGCACCGTTGCGAAGGCTGGCTCGCAAACGGCCAGCGGGCAGACGGTTGACAATATGATAGACCGGGTTCGTGTAGAGGTTAACGATTTAGGAAGCTCCCTCGTCTCTGACTCCGATTTTCTTAAATGGGTGAATGAGGCTCAAGAAGAGATAGTCTCTAAGGCCAGATGTCTTGAAACCAGCGAAACGGTGTCTCTTTCCACTGGCGCTTATAGCATTACCACGACAACTGCTCATTTCGATATTGAAGCGGTAATTTGGGATAATGGTGATTCAAGCGACAAGTTCAGGTATCGGTATCTTGCGAAGGTCGATCCTGTTAATGTCTATAATTTGCCGCAAAAAACCGGGAACCCTGAATATTGGTATGAGTGGAGCAGCAAGCTTTATGTTTGGCCAGTCCCAAGTTCATCAGAAAACAATACCAGCCTTATTGTGCTTGAAGTCACTAAGCCTACCGCCCTTACAGCAGTTGGAGATTCCATACAGACGCCATATTATTTTGACCCGGCCATACTGTTTTATTTAAAGGCCAAGTACTGCGAGACCGATATGAAGGAGTCCAGGGCCGCATATTACCGGCAGATGTTTGAACAGGAACTTGCGAGATATCGTATGGAAATTAGAAGAAATTTAGCCCAACCAGCAGCGAAATAGGAGCGCATTTTGAAAAGGGTACTTATATATGCCTTAGCCCTTATAATGGCCATGGTAGGCATTTCGTTTGCACAGGAAGGGGAAATTTACAGTAACTCCCGGCAAAGTGTATCTGTTGGCTTTGATGGGGCATGGCTCCCCGACCAGGACCCATTGAAAATTGGAGCCAATAACTACAAGACCCTTCAGAATATGCGTTATGCAGATGGAGCGGTTGAGGGTGTGGCCGGTTATTCTAAGATCAATACGTCTGCCCTGACTTATGCGACGCAGGATTATGATGATGATTTTATTGAAAGAGATGCTGGATCAAGGCTGACAGTCGCGGCTGATTCGATTACTTTTACGGGAGTGCCAACAGGATCAGAAGCAGATTATGTTTATAGAGACTACCTTGAAAATATAATTTGCCAAGAAGACTTTAAGCACAGGCTTAAGATTAATGTGTCAGATGTTTCCGGTTTTGGCGTATGCTATGTGTGGGCTTTAACCTATTATCCTAATCTTGGTTCGATTGACGAAACGGTTAAGTTCCTTGGGGTTGAGGCAAGGGCCACTGGTGGCGCGACCCTGTTTGGGCTTATTGTTGGTCAAAATTCTTTTTCCACAACTCCCGCCACATGTCATTATGACAGCCTGACCCTTACGACTAATTTTTATCTTGAAATTGATTTTGATGCCGATTCAGGTTCTTACGGCAAATTAACATGCAATGTTTATTCTGATTCAAGCTATTCAGTGCTGGTTACGTCAATTTATAAGGATTTGACCGAAGCTATCCATGATTGGCGTTATGTTTACGGTTTTTCAAGCAAGGCCCTTTCCGGTTCCGGGAGTATGACCGGGACTGTTGGCGACCTTGCTTTTATAAATGATATCCAAACCGGATTTCACTTAAATAAGCCTAAATATTCAGAAAGCCATGTGATAGTCCAGGCCGATGATAGCACAGGCTCCTATGTTTTTGATAATTCCACGGCGATTCCTGACCAGGGTAATTTTACGGCAGCATCTATTTTTACTGATTCAGCCGGGGCTACTGACGCGAGAATAAGCAAAGCGCCAGGCGGGAACCTGCTTTATTCAAACGGCAAGGAAACTTGCATTTATGGTGGTGATAATATCCCCTTGGATGGGTTTGTATCGCTCGACAGGATTGAAGTAACCGCATCTGATATCGCTTTTGGTGCTACCGCTGGTGGTCTTAACTCTTTCACAAGCACGGCTCAGGATTTTATTGATCTTGGATTTGAAGCCGGGATGAAGGTTAATCTTTCCGGCAGTTCGGATAATAACAATACTTTTACCATAAAAAGGATAACAACCTCCGGGGGTGGGGACTATGATGTGATTTATCCCCTGGAGCAGACAATAACGGCAGAATCAGCCGGGCAGTCCATTGCCGTTGTGGGGAATGTCGGCACAGGGGCCTATCAGAATGCCGTAAATTACACTGAAGAAGTCAGCGATGAAGACACCAGCAAGGTGGCTTATATTGGGGCAGGTAATGATTCCAATTGTGAGATGCTTGCCCATATGAATGGGTTTGATGGTGGGTCTACATTTACTGACAGTTCAGATGGTGGGCATACAATAACTTCGCATTCAGTTGTGACTGATGCAAATATTAAGAAATTTGGTACTGCCTCTGCGTATTTTGATTCAGACAAATCAGCTTATTTAGCCATTGATGGTTCTTTTGATCCATTCGGGGACCCTTTTACAGTTGATTTCTGGTTTAAGCTTGAATCGAGCAGCAGTGAACTTAATATCGGCGGAGATGATGGAATCGCAGATTGGTGGACAATTCAAGTAACTGATGCTGGCGCAAGATTTATTGGATGGAATGCGATTGATGGAGCTATATCCATTGATGGATATAGCGAAGATAACGTTTTTAGTGATGGGAACTGGCATCATTGCGCGTTAATACGTGGATGGGGCGGCAATGCCGATTCATGGGCGATAACACTTGACG